AAGAATGTTTCCAGTATCAGCAATGCTGTTGATACCTTTCTTCTTCAATGCTTCTCCGATCTGTTTGCCAACAGGGGACCCCATCAAGGCATCAGTAATTTTACTACCAATGCCTTGAATCTTAGATACTAATGGCTCAAATAAAGTTTTGATTGGAGCAAGTATTTTCTGTAAAGCAAAGTCCTTAAACTTTGTACCTAAACTAGAAATTCCTTCAGTAACAAACTTTTTGGCATCTCCTACCTTATTAGCAAACTTAGTCCCATACTCGGCACCTCGCTTTGCAAGTTTCTTACCAAGTTGAGCAATTGCTTCCCACTTCTTTCTAACTCCTTCAGGAAGTGCCTTGTATGCTTTAATTGCCCAGTCAGATGTCAGTCCCCAAGCTTGCTTTGCTTTCTTGTCTAAGAATGCAAGTGCATCGTCTGCTTTTTGCTGCAACCAATTCTTTTGCTTGGCAGGAGGAGCATCAGGAGTATCTGTAGGTGTTACCTTTGGTTTTGCATCTGGATCGGTAACTTTTGGTTTTGGCGTTTTGTTGAAGAGTGCATCAACACCCGCCATGACAAGATTAAAGAGACCCCTCAATGCCTTAAGAGGATTGAATGCAATCCACAGACCTGTTAGTCCTAGCAGCAGCTCACCTAGACCACCAAGACGATCTAGAAAACCACTTTCATTACCAGTTAACTTCTGCCAACCACTCCATACTTTTTCTATAGATCCTTTAATGAAATTAAAGATCTTACCGAAGACACACTTTGCCTTCTCAAATGTTTCTAAAAATTTCTTTCTCTTCTCCTCATCAGTAAGGAGATCAAACACACCCTTAGCAATGACTAGTGACGCTAGTAACTTAAACCAAGATGTAAATGGATTGAGGAATTGTAAGATAGTATCCTTAAGTTTATCGAGGAAACTTGGTTTTGCTACCTTCTCCTCGTCCTTATCTTTGTTACGCTTCCTAGTTTTTAACTTACTCGTTGCTGCTTCCTGTCTCGCTTCTGCAGCCCTATCTCTCTCTTGTCTTAATCTTTTTCTCGCTTGCTCATTCTGTTTTGCTTGAGCAGCTAGAGTACCTTTAGCAATCGAATTAAGATCGCCAATGACATTGCCAATCCCTTCTACAGTTTTGCCGATATTATTGATGGCAGTGATAGGAGCAGCAGCGGCACGTACGGAAGCAAAGCGAGATGCATCTGCTACTCCCGTACTAACAAACTTATATGCTTGTATCTTAGCCATTAGCGATTCTGTTGCTCCTTGTAACGTCGTTCTTCTTCTTTTAGATAACGAATGAGAAGGTTAACATAAATCTCCTTCTCCCATGGCATTAGATTTTCAATGTAATCCATTGGCCATTTGTGGTGGTGCATCAGAGCAAAGTTAGATTCATAATAATTCCGAAGATTATTATGTAGAAGGGCTATCCGAAAAAAGCAGCAAGACCTTCAAGAAGAATCGTGTTTTCTTTTTGTGTATTTGGATTGACCACTTTCAATTCATAACTAAGTTTGGGCATGGTATCAAAAAACTCTTGAATCATAGCAAACTGTTTTGAATTCATACCTTCAAAGAATTCTTTCAACTCATCCTTAGAAGCATCCTTACACGAATACACTTGATTAGTATCTGTGATAGTTTCTGCACAAGATGATGCAAGGTCAAAGACCTGATCAATCATATTCTCATCAGTGAAATTCATTTTCACAAACATATCCAGACTGGGATATCCCATGGTCAGAATAGTTTCATCATCAAGTTTGATTTCTCTCTTATGTTTAGGATCCTTCTTAATATCAATAGCATCTAGAGGAATAGATGCCTTCACAGTTGTTTCATTGTCATCAGGACATGTAACAGTAACCTCAACATTTTCACCCACCGATCTTGTCCTAATCTGAAGGAAGAGGTATTCAATATCAAATGTAGATAACTTATCTACACCTTTAACATCAGTACAAGACTCGATGATTTGTTTGATTGTATCGATCATGTCTTGTTGCTCACCGCTTTCCATAGCGAGGAAGAGAAGTTTCTCCTCTTTAACCAGGAAAGGTCTGAATTTTACTCTTGCACCTGTAGATGGTAGTTTAGTATTATATTGGGGTACATTTAACTTAGGTAATGCCATAGAAATTTCAACTCAGTATTTTTATTTATGCCTTAGGTTGAAGCCTGAGGCTGATCTATTGAGATATTAGCAGTAGCACTTTCAGATCCAGCAAAGGTTCTTTGGTATCCTCTGTCGTCAACATTGCTAGGACCATAGAATCTATATCTCTCATAATAGAAACTGACATTCAGAGTCTGTAGTGACGCCTGAGCATTAGTCAGTTGAGAAGATCCAATGTTGTATGGGAATGCGTTACGGATGTCGTAGATACCAACTAATTGATCGTCTTTGAATTTAGTAACATCATCCTCATTAATACCCAGAGCCTCTAAGATTGCCCTAAATGAATCGGGAATCTCAAACTCTGGTCCCCCACCTCTCTCCCACTTAAAGATGTATAGGTTGGGACAAACATAATTATCATAGTAGTCTGTATACTGGTTAGCATCACTAGACATAACACTAATCCATCTTTCAAATAGCGTCCTAGTCTTTTGATTTCTAGGGACAATAAAGTCCATGCTAATTTGACTGAAGGTGGATGATGTAGCGTAGTTATATGTCGATCCAACTGTAGTGAAACTACCAGTAGTTACCTGCTTACTGGGAAGTTGCACATTGTCAGCATAGAAATTCAATAAGTTTCTATTGTTATACTCACCCAAATCAAATCTATTGGTAGGAAGATATGTCCCAGGTCTTAGGATCCGAGGAGTCGTAAATTGTACCGACCACCTGTTAGCATAACTGGGGTGGTTATCATTGCCCTTAAACCAAGACGAAAACTCAGATAGTCTTGTCCTGGGAGCTCCTACTCTTCTTGTACTAAGTTCCATGTTAGATCTTTAATTCCTTTTCGGTGATGAGCATAAACTCCCAATTATGATCTTTACAGAATTCTTCTGCTGCTTTCCACTTTGCTTGATTGACACTCCAAGTAACAACCTCATTAATATATTTTTTAGTCACTCTTTGTTGTGCCTTAGGCTCTTTTGTTTGCCTTAGTGGTTTCACCTCAACTAGATACTTTTTGTTTCCTATCTTTACATAAAAGTCTGGAAAGTATCTATGTCTTTTACCATCGACAGGAGAGATATATGGGATGATGATTTCTTCACTGCCCCACTCCTCAACAGAAGGTGTGATGTCACACCACTTCATGAATTTATATTCCCACGATGATCTATAAATTATATTTTTGGGATCACCTTTGTACTTACGAGGGAAGTTGGGAGTGTAACGTCCTTGATACCTCATAAATAACATTGTATAGTACTGTAATAGTATTTAGGCACATGGCATCAACGGCACTGAGATATCCATACAGAGCCCCAGTTTCAGGTAACTATTTGGAAAGTGCCGATGCACCTACAGGTAGAATTGACTACCTTAAAATACAAAGGTTTAGAATTAATTATGGTACTGAGAGCGGTTATGGTGGAGAAAACTTACCAAGTAACCAAGTAGCAAGAGATCTCAATGATCAAGTAATCTACCTCAATATCCCTCAACAACTGTCTACTGCATACAACGCAAACTTTAGCACAGTTGATATGGGTGCTGCTGGTGTGTTGGGTGCTCAATTAGTTGGACAAGTTGGTGGTGCTACTCAGGGTAGAGCAATCAATGCCGAAAACATTAAAAAACAGTTGGAAGCAGCAGCTGCTGCCGCTCTTCCAGAGTTTGCATATAAGAAGGGAGCATCTGCTATTAATGCTCTCGCAGGAAGTGCTGGTCTAACAGCTGGATCTGGTGATCCTACTGCTCTTCAGGCACTAACCTCAGGTAGGATCATGAATCCATTTACCGAGCAAGTATTTAATGGTGTTAGTTTCCGTCAGCATTCATTCAGTTTTAAAATGTTTGCTCACAACCAAAGAGAAGCGCAAGAGATTTTGAATATCATCTTCTATTTGAAGATGGGTGCAATGCCCAAGTATGGCAATGCAGATATGTCTAGCATAACAAATTTACTTGCTGCTACTGATGCTGCTCTAGGTACTTCTACAGCCTCAGCATCATCTGCTACGCTATCTAGTTTCACTTCTACAGGTGCATACTTAGAAGTGCCCGATAGATTCCTTCTAGAGTTTGTCAGACTAGATACTGATTCGGATACGATTTCTAAGTTACCACACTACAAATTCCAACCCTGTGTTTGCACAAACATTAGCGTAAACTACACACCAGATGGTCAGTATGTATCCTTCAAGGATGCAATCTTAAATCTATCAGCAACAACTGGTAGCACAGCACAAATCTTTGTCCCTGCTGTTGAAATTAGCATTGACTTTGCCGAGACTAAGATTCTAACTCAATCAGATATCGCAATAGGTTACTAATGTCAAACTATTTCACATACTTCCCTAATGTATACGTTGGCGTAGAAGAAGCAAACGGAAAGTTTGGTTATAGATTAACCAAGAATATCTTTCGACGTGTTTACTTAGATGCAAAACTTGAAAAGTATATTACTGCTTTTGAAAGTTTCTATCTAACTGATGACATGCGTCCTGATATGGTTGCAAATATCATGTATGGTCAACCAGAGTTAGATTGGTTAGTCCTTATAACCAATAACATTACAGATCCATATACCCAATGGCCAAAGAGTACAAGTGATCTAAATCAATACATCATTAGCAAATACGATAATCCAGATGAGATTCACCATTGGGAAACAAACAAAATAGAATTATCAGATGGCACTCTATTAGTTGATGAAGGTATCGAAGTCAATGAATCCTATAGAGTTACTATGCCTGATGGATCTATCAGAAGTAAGCAAGATTCGATCTATCCAATAACCAATGCAGAGTATGAAACCAATCTAAATGAGAAGAAAAGAATCATCTCATTACCCTCTCCTGGTATCGTAGACATTATTGTAGAGAAGTTTAGAGATATCGTACAATACTTACCACATCCAGAGATCGATCTTCAAGGCAATAAGAAGTCTCCAAACTCTACCACTAGCAAATACTTTAACGAGAGAAGTTACAAGACCGACAGGAGGGCAAGTGCTATTGGGCAGGCAGTTACATCGTTTGACTATGGTCCTACGGTTGCTTCATTGAGTGCTTCAAGTGCAACTACCTCCACATCATCAACATCTGGCACTTCAACTTCCGTAAGCATCAACAGTAACACTACAAGTACTGGTGGGTCTACTGGATACTAAAAAACCCCAGAAACCAATTTTTTGGCGGGAAATTTTTCCTGCCATTTTGGTATTCTAGGGTCAATTTAGGTTAGGGGGGGGGGTCAGTGATGGTCCCTATATTTTCTACGGCATGGAACCAGGACAGTCTCATAGTAGTATTCTACAAAGCGTCCTCTGGAATCACGGACTTCCCGATACTCTCTCTGCTCACACATAGGACGGGGACGTGGTGCATAATAATGGTGGTGATGGTCACTCTGGAAGGGTTCCCAAAACTCACCCCATGTAACTGCTTGAGCAGGAGAAGCAAACCCAACTAGCGCCACCGTAGAGGCGAGTAGTTTTGCTTTGAGAGCAGCACGACGCTTCTTTGCCTGGCGCAGTGCCTGAGGTTTCAGGGTGCGCTTTGCTTCTTTTTTAGAATGGTGTTGCCAGTTGGGTAGTTTCATCAGTCTTCCTCAGCGAGGCGAGCGAAATAGGACAGAGCATCATCGTCATCATCTACAGGAGAAGATGCGACTGCTTTCTCACGAAACTCAGAGACCTCACGACCCCATGATTCGGATGGCATAGGTTTTGCCACAACCTCTTCTTCCTCTTCATTGAAGACAGGAGCAGAGGGACGAGGGGAAGTCTTACCGAGCACCAGATCAAGACGTGCTTTCAGTTGCTCATAGGTCTTGAAGTTTTTAGCATCCTCAAACTCAGAGAGGGAGTATGCTTGCTTCCAGATTGCTTCCAGTTTGTCATCCGAGAAGTCACCAAGAGTACTAGGAGAAGCAAACTCAGACTTATCGTAATTCCAATAACCTTCGACCTTACGGATCTTCAGTTTGAAGTCAGCACCAGTCCAGAAGTTAAAGGGATCGATGGGAGTCTCGTCAGCAAATGCAGGTTGCATTGCTTCAGCGAGTTTGTCAAAGATCTTCTTACCAAACTTATAAAGGAATACACGACCCTCATTCTCGGGGTGTGCAGGATCAGCAACAACGTAGATGTTTGCGTAGTAAGACAGTTTGCGTTTCTGAGCACGAGCGATCTCTTTATCAGAGTCGGATCCAGAATTCCAAAGAGTGCGATTCAATTCAGAAACGGGATCTTCCTTGCCCAGAGTGGTCAGGGAATTTTCGATGTACCACTGACCGCCAGGTCCCTTAAAGGCATGGGACCAGACCTTTGCCCAAGGCATGTCTTCGCCGTCAGGAGCAGGCAGGAAACGAATTACAGCGTAACCGTTGCCCGACTTGTCCATCTCAGGTTTCCACAGACGCTCATCAGCGCCACTACCTGCCTGGGGTTGATTGATTTTTTCGATCTCTCGCGTCAGTTTGGACAGACTGCTGCCTGCCGTTGCCGCTTTTTTGAGGGATGCGAATGACATAATCGTATTCTCCGTATTGTTAGTGTGTAGTTGTATTGGTGACTACCCTGTAAGGATAGCACACTATTTAGGATCGGTCAATCTCCTGTTGTGCCGCTTGCTCAAGTGTCCTCACCATGGCTTCCATGCAGTCGGTAAGGTCTCTGTATCCAAAGGCATTGGACAGGGCATTGATCCTGGTCTTCATGTCTGCTGCTTCTGGATCCTCATTGGCAGCGAGTGATAGACGGGTGTAAAAAGTCTTTTGTTTATCAATAAGACCCTTACATTCTTCAATGTGGTTTAGTTTATCTTCCTTAGACATCATCGGCAGTTGACTAGTTTTATTTGCAATTGCCTGATAGGTCTCAAAGATAGAATGTAGATCGGTTTGTACCTGATCGGAGTGGAAAAAATTACTCATAACTTTGCCTGTATTGCTTTTAAAGTTATCTTTTTGTACCTCTTGCAATCAATATTCAGGAAAGGAGAATACTTCTGAATTCTCATCGAGACCTCTTTCCATAAAGGGTCGGTGAGTATCTTATTCAAACGTGATATAAAACCAAGACAAGTTTCAAATACAACAAGAGTTTCTAATGATATATCGTTTGCTAGGTAGCGTTGAATGATGATGGGATGCTGTCCTTGTTTGGCAGCGAATATTTTCTCAAACGCTGTCTCATATGGAGGATCGACATCATCAAGGAGAAGACTTACGTCTTGCTCAAACTTGTACGTGAATGACTCTTGGTGAGTCTTCCACTGTTTATAATTTGTCTCAGAAAAATTACGGATGTAACCATTCTGATCAACAATAAAATTAGAGACAAAGTAATCGAGTGCTTCTGACTCAGAATACTTTGTCCCTAATTTTTTAAAGAAGTAAACATCGTTACGTCCATGAAAAGATTTTTCACTTGCTCGCGTCTTGCCACGATACTTTATGTAGTCGTATGTGTCTTTGTTGAAGTGATTTTTTAATGCGATATACATCTTATACACTTCAAACCCAGTCACAATGGCAAAACTCCTTTAGATGTTTTTTTAATAAAATTGAATCGTTGTGCTTCGTGTCGCAGTCTTTCCTTTAGAGGTTTAGATAGCAGTTTGGGTACAGTCTCCAACTCAATGTCGTTTTCTTGACAGTAAGTTACTACCGCTTCGACATAAGTGATCAACCCATTGCTAGTCTTGACTAACGTCTCAATCTCCATGGAGAATCGAGCTGCTGTCATAAACTTCTCCTCAGGATTATCCTTTGGCATTTGCAAACTCTTCGATGTAGGTTTTAAGTAATTGTAAATAGTCATCAAGATTGTACTTCTGAAACACCTGAGTAGACCCGTCTTCAACAGCGATAAGTGTGACAATTTTCTTTACCTCTATGCCAGTGCGCTCTAGAAACATTGCAGCGTAGGCAGTTTCTTGCACAAAGTAGTGCTCGATATGCTCTTCACTTTTCTCCTTAGTGGAGGTTTTAAAATCAACAACAGCAAGTTCGCCATCAAATTCTGCAATGCAGTCAACGCGACCAGCGAGTCCAAGGTAATGTGAATAAAGAAAAGACTCTAGGCAGTGAATGTTATTAATACGATTGAGGGTGGTCTTAGCGGACTGAAACATTCTAACAGACAATGGATTATTTTCCAAGTACTTGTCGATGTTTAGTGATCCTCTAATGTAATCCTCGGTGATAGAGTGGAATGCAGTCCCACGTTGAGTGGCGCGTGCTGTGATTTTGTTTGCCTCTTGCTCACCTATTTTATTTCTCCAGTTAGCGAAGAATTGTGCGTTCTTAAACGATGTGATTGAGGTAACACTTGGATAATATTTATCAGCACCAGGGATAGGATAAAACCTAACCCCGTCTTGTGTCACAGGCTCGACCTCAGGAACTTTGAGATCGACATCAACGAAATTAAACATTAGAAACCAAGATTGTATTTATTAATGAGATAGGATTTGACAAGTCCAGATCTAACAATGTCTTCGATACCAAACTCAATGCAGGAAAACTCTCTCATGTTTTGAAGGATCTTAATGAAGTCTGCGATACCAGTCTTCTCATTCTCCTTAACAAGATCTGATTGAGTAATGTCACCACAAAACATGATCTTAGAATCTTCACCAATACGGGTGATCATCGAGTCAAGCTCGTGGAAGTTGAGGTTAGAGAATTCATCGACGATAACAATAGCGTTATCGAGAGTGACGCCACGGATAAAACTAGTAGACCAAAAAGAAATAGTCTCTTGCGCTCTGAGGTTGTCATATAGCATGTCAAATGAATTGTCATCAGGCATACTAAACATGTATCTTACCATGTTTTTGTATGGAATCTGATAGAGTGCCGACTTATCTTCATGATCTCCAGGAAGGAAACCAATCTCTCGGGTAGGCACAAGAGACCTTACGATATAAATTTTATCATAAGGAGTGTGCTCGTCAAGTACTTGTTGCAGTGCAAGGTAGAGCGTAATGAATGTCTTACCTGTACCCGCTGCTCCATGGAGCAAAAGGTTTTGTCCCAATCCATACTGCTCAAAAGCAGTTTCTTGGTTAGGGGTAAGAGGATTGATAGGCACCATGTAGGATCTATCAATCGGTTTCTTTCTCTTGATTTGCTTAGCAGACATACCTGGGGGGACGGGTGGACCACCATTGTTACGCTTTCTTGCTCTTGCCATAGTTTAAGTAAATCGACTCAGGTTTGCACGGGGATGTGCTTTTTGTACTTTAGACATCACTTCTTTGAATCCGTCAGATTGAGTGGGTTTGCCGTAGGTTACCCCGCCGACACCTTCCATCCAATCTCTTTCCCAGTCAGGGTTTTCTCCTTTCCAGGTTTCGTATTCTTTCATGGTCATGGTGAGTTCTTGTTTCTCACCTGTAGTTTTATTTATTACTGGGTAAGTAGGCATTATTCTATGAGGAGAGATGGTTGATCATAACATTCTTGGTGGCACTTACAATCTTCACACTTCCAATCAAGTGCTTCAGCAATAGTTGGAAACTGACAAACGAAATGCTTCTTGCATAGATTGGCAATATCAATATGCTCTTGCTGGGTGCCATGACCAGTGCGAAGATCAATATAATGCATCCATGAACGCACTGAGCCAGTCATGTAGATTCTAGTAGGTGTACACATGGGGAGGATCATGCGAGCACACTCTTTAGCAACGCCTGCATCAAGCATCTCTTTGTAGATAACCATTGCATCATTGAAGTGATGCTGCATCAAGATCTCATACTTCTGTTTGATGAAAGGATCTAGATCATCAATAGACTTCTGACGATTGCTGTTGTCCTGACGACGAAGTGCAGGTAGAGGAATCTCATCGCCAAGAAGAGAAGAGTCTGCATACCGCTGGGAGAACTCTTGAAATGTAAATGAGCGGTGACGCAAAATTTGAGCTGCGATTGCCCTGGTAGTATTGATCTCCAGAGTCATGTGTGCCTGCTCAAAGATGCTCCAGTGCTGATGTTGAATACAATACTTCAACAAACCAGCAACCTTAGCATTCTCTTGGTTGGAAGGATTGCTTACACGAGCAACATACCCAATAGTTTTCTCTGCTTCAGGAGTAACAGAGACAAGACATACTTTAGTCATTGTTGTTATTACCAAATAAAATACGACAGATCAGGTAGAGTCCCATCGCTGACCAATAACTAAGGGTAGCAACTCCAAACATACCTGGCATCAATGCATTCCATAATAGCATTAAAATGGCAGGTCTGACAAGGAATCCAGCAACGGTTTCAATAATCTTTGCACCTGCTTTTCTCTTTGCTTCTTCTTCAGCAGCAGAAACTTCTTCTGCTGCTTGCTGCTCTTCTGCCCGACGATCTAAATAAACCGTGGTCATTTTTTCTTTTCTTTCTTGGTCGGATCTTGCCATAATTTAGGGTTAACTCTACCTTCAGTTTGTTTGAAAGTGATTAGATTTTCTCTGTACAAATCCCAATAGTAATCAAAGATTTCTACTTTTTTATTGCAGATTACTAGATCGTATGTTTCTTGACCATCTAGTAGATACGTTACCAAATATGCGGTGTAAGGTAACGATCGATCATCGGCAACAGAAGGATCGCAGGATCTCTGCAACACCCTCATTTGGATCGACCCCCCCATTCGATTTGGGGAAATGCTTCAGCGACTACCGCCTTTGTAATTCTCTTATACTTGTCTCCCAAGCGACCATCCTTACACAAGACAAGCAACTCTGCTTCAGACTCATGCAGACCCTCTAGCAACTGCACAAACATGCTCTCTCGCTTCAGGGAAGGCAGTTTATCTGCACCCCCCTTAAAGAAGCGATAGAGACCCTTGTACTCATGCTCTAAGCGGGTATGGTCCGTGCCTGCAGGGGCATCGTTTGGTGTGTAGGGAACATCACCTTCGGGTAATACAGACACAAGACTATCATCAAAATTGATAATCATCAATTGACGCAGTGCTGTGCTGCTGTATCTACGAAGCAAGTCAATTTTTTCTTGTTTCGTTTTAGCATTACTAACTTTTCTTAGCACTTCAGAAAGCAGTAAGCGATTGCTACTGTTAGTTGTTGTAGGCATAATTAATCTCCTTAATCATTCTTCATCGTCATCATCTTCATCATAGAAGTCAGTCCAATACTGAGTATCGGGTCTGATGTATATTAACTCATCTTGTAAGATGTTGCCATCGTCATCCAGCATTTCTGGATGTGTTACTGCTTTAGCGTAAGCAGCATTCTCAATGTAGTCTTCAACATAACCCTTGGCTAACCAAGAAACTGTGATCCCTAAAATGAAAGCACCGATTGTGATCAGAACTACTAGTGCGATTAACATGGTTTCCCTCCCATTGAATTTAGTTTACTGGAAACCAACCTCCTATGTAACTAATGTTGCATAATTATTTAGTGGTGCTCACAAAAGGTTATTCTCCCTGAGATACTTAACAGTATCTGTACAACCTCCCAACTTGGTTTGATTCAAAAGGACTTGTGGAAACGTAGATCCATTTCCAAACTTATTATAGAATACAACTCGATCAAAGTCACGATCTAGCAGATATTCTTTATACTTTAATTTCTTTCCTTCCAAGACCTGTTTGATTTTGGTGCAGTAAGGGCAACCAGATCTTGTATAAACTTCAAAATTCATAAGACCTCCGATGAAAAAGGGACTCCGAAGAGTCCCATTGGGTGTTCCGACTATGTAGAGACCGCACGAAAGGTCTCAAACATATTTATCAGAAGCTGTACTTCAGACCTGCCTTAGTGCCGTAGGAGCGGTCAACACCAGCGATGCCGCTGCCCACGAAGGACACTTCAGCATAAGCACCCAGGCTATCGGTCAGACCAACGCCCAGACCTGCCTTACCAGAGGGCACAGTGTCAGCACTGCCACCATCGGGGAGCTTAACAGTAGCGCCACCTTGGACGTAGTAGGAAGCATTCTCGCCCAGAGCACCTTCATAACCCACATGGGTATCGACAGCGGTGCCACCATAGTTGCTGCCAGTCCAACCAGAGTTAGCTTCGACATTCACATAGGGACCTGCCATTGCAGCGCCAGCGAAAAGGGGAGCAGCAGCCAGAGCTGCAAGAGTAGTTTTGATCATTTAAAAATTCCTCGTTAAAATTTACTTGCGGAGTGGTTACCCGCAGATGTAGGAGAGACTCGACTCGTCTCTCGCTTGAAAGTATTATACCACAGATTTGGCGCGAGTAGTTGAGGCACCCTGTCTGTTGTAAATCTTCATAATTTATTTATAAGGATTGATTACTATCCTTAATGGTCTCATAAAACTTATGAGCCTCTGCCAGCAGTTCCTTTGCTTGGTCTTCTGTAATGACTTTCTTCTCTACCTTTTTCAAGATAGATCTAGTTGCT